ATCAGGAATATGTATTATCAGGTGATGGGCGCAGAGCCTGACCCTGCTTCGTCAAGTTACTGTATGGTAGGTATCTGTAACAGTGGTTCAGATATTCACGAGAGAGTCCAGCAGTACGTTGAAGATATGAAAGGCAACGGCATTGACTGTGAGTACATAGACGTTGCCGATTATATCAAGAGCCGCGGGCTTGATTACCTCGAAGTCGTTTCAAAGAACGGTATGGAGACCAAGCTGTATCATAAGACCCTCAATATGAGTTTTATGTGTGATGGTATCATACGTTACAAAGGTCATTATTATGTCCTTGAGATTAAGACAGAGGTCAGTTTCAAGTGGCAAAATAGAGAGGGCGTAGACCCGAAACACTATAAGCAAGGCACAGCATATTCAGTAGCGTTGCAGATACCTGAAGTAATCTTCCTGTATATCAGTCGTGACGTTCTGGATATGAAGGCATATATGTTCAAGCCGACAAAAGAAATGCAACAGGACTTTGTAGGCACCATTACAGAGTGTGACGGATATGTACAGCGTATGGTGTGTCCGCCTAAGCCTGAGGAGTTGCCCAAAAAGACCTGCGAATATTGCAGTTATAAGACACTATGTAAAAAGGAGATTTAACTATGGACGAGAAACACATTTGCTGTATCTGCGGTCAGGAGTTTACTGGCTGGGGAAACAATCCGTATCCTGTAAACTCTGACGAGGACGCCCGTTGTTGCGATATTTGTAACGACACTGTGGTAGTTCCTGCGAGAATAGGCGAGTTAGCCAATAGGAGGGACGACAGATGAAGTCAAAGAGGGAGAAGCAGGCAAGAGAAACAGCCCTCGAGGCAATCTCTTTGACAATCTGTGAGGTAAAAAATGATGTTGAGTGCGACAGAGGCGGCACGAATAAGGATAATGCTAAGGCAATCAGAGACCTCGCCGAGGCGTACAAGCTGATAAGAGGAGGCAAACGATGAATATCCCGAATGCGGTGCGTATAGGCGGTTATCGTTATGTTGTAGAAAGACCCGAAGGACCGTTCTATACAGACAGCGGAGACCTGTGTGATGGGCTGCATATGCCTAACGTACAGGTGCTTAAAGTTGCTAAGGATGGCAACGATGAATACCAAAAGACGGTGTTCTTACACGAATGCCTCCACGCCATCATTTACACATTCTGCGGCAATCTTGTTAGTGACGATGACGAGGAAAAGCTCGTAGAGAATTTGGCGAAAGGTATGTATCAGTTCATTAATGATAATCCTTCTGTATTTGAGAACCGGGAGGGCTTTAAGGAGGGTGACTAATGAGGATAGCGAGAAAATGTCCTATATGTAATACCCAACCTCGTATAGTACAGGTTCAAGATTGTGTTACAGGTAAGACAAAAGGTTATTATATACATTGTCAGGCAGGTATTGACAGTCAGACACATCGTATTGATACGGTTACCTGTAAATCTCTCGCTAAGGCTATTGATATATGGAACGGTGAATATTACGAAGGTAAGGTGTATAAAGATGGGTAATGTGAATAGAGGAAAACAGTTTGAGGACCAAGTTCGTATAGGCTTTGAGCGTGTACCTGAAACGTCAGTTGATAGACTGATAGACCCGCAGAATGGTTATGCCGGAGTGCGGAATATATGTGACTTCATTGTTTATCATTATCCTCACGAATACTACATAGAGTGCAAGAGCTGTTATGGTAATACTTTGCCGTTTTCAAATATCACCAAAAATCAGTGGCAAGGGCTGCTTGAAAAGTCCGAGTATGCGGGAGTTGTAGCAGGTGTTGTAGTGTGGTTTATAGACCACGATATTACAATGTTTATCCCGATTAAAACGCTTGAACGTATGAGGCAAGAAGGTGCAAAGAGTGTGAATATACGACATCAAGATAACCTCAACTATGAGCACTACATCGTACCGGGCACAAAGAAAAGAGTCCTGTTCGATTATGATTTTACAGGATTTTTAGGAGAGTAGTTATGTTGTGTCCGTGTAAAGATTGTAAAGATAGATACCTTGCGTGTCATAGTCATTGTGACCGTTATAAAGAGTGGCGGGCAGATTTAGATAAACGCAAAGAGGCAAACAAGAAATATTATTTAGGTAAATCATCAAAGATTTGGTATCAAGGGAGGTAAAAAATGTTATTTTGGATTATTGTAATGGTCGGTATTTTTATATTCGGCATTATTAAAACAATTCAAGAGCGTGAGGGGCTTTGTATACTTTTTGCGGTTTTGATTGATTTAGCAGTAATGTTGGCTGCGATACTTATTGGAGGACTTATAGGAGAATACTGCATTTCTGCGGATGAGGTATATGACGAGGATACAGTGTCTATTTCAGCTATGGTTGATAACACTGGCATAAGTGGCAAAACTTACTTTTTAGGCAGCAGTCGAGTGGAATCTGATTTATATTATTACTACTTAGCTCCTGAGGAAGACGGAGGTAAAACTGTTCATAAGGTAGAAAGTGGGAGAGCGACTGTTTATGATACTGAAAAAGAGAATCCTCATATTGTAATTTGCCATAACCGCAGTTCTAATCCGGTGTTACGATTTTTCTTTTTTACCTATAGAGATAGCTATAAAATATATGTTCCTGAGGGCAGTATTAAATATGATTTTGCGGTAGATTTAGAATAGGAGGGAAGTAAGTGTCAAAGATACCACTATCAGCAGTAGACCAGGTTGAAGTCAGCAAACGGCAAGCAAAAATTGAGGACCATTCAAAGACAATTATGGATATAGTCAACAGTATTATTCAGCCTTACTGTAAAGACCTCGATAGATATGTAGATTTTATCCGTGACTGTTTGAAGGATGGTGACAGACAGCCTACTGCCGAAGAGCTTGACGATTTCTGTTTGAACCTGTCAATGCTTATTTACTATGCAGGCGGTATGTGTGAACAGCTTGGTATTCGTGATGATATATCCAAGACTGTGTACAAAGAGGTATATCATACTGCACGTTCGGAGCTGACTGAGGGCACTATCTCTGATAAGGACTCCCTCGCAGAATTACAGAGCCAGGCAGAGCAGGTGACCAACATTTGCTATAACAGAGCATACAAGATAATGAAGGCGAAGGTAGAAAATGCCCAAGAGCTTTTGAGCAGTTGCAAGAAGGTATTAAGTCGGCGTATCTCTGAGCAAGAGTTAACCCGTATGCAGAACAGAGGTAGTTAATATGTGTGAGCCTAAACACTGTAGTAGAATAATGATAAGGAGAGACCATATATGTTGAGTGAGCAAGTATACCATCCTGACCACTATAATCTGCCAGGTCGTAAAGAGTGCATTGTGGAGATGGAAGAAAAGTTTGGCGTGAAAGAGACCTTTCACTTTGAGCTGTTAAATGCCTATAAATATATTTACAGGGCTGGCGAGAAAGCGGGCGCTGAAAAAGATATTGAGAAGGCTAAGAATTATTTCCAGATGGCTGTTGAGCTTATCAAGAAACATCCTGTAGAGCTGAGACCTGAGATGGAAGTATTCAGAAAACTTGAAAAGGAGATAGCACCGTATTATGTTAAAGATTGAAAATGTCCAGATTGTGGGCCTTGAGCCCGCTATAAGAGGTATGAGAAACCCAATGAATAGTTGGGCAAAAAGTGATAGTAAAGTGGTTGAACACCACGTGGGACCTATCAATGAAGATTTTCCTTTGTTCGTTGAGGTGGGTGAAAATGACCTAAAGCTAATGAACGCATTGGCAGCAGGAGGTCCTGTTCACGCCAAGTATCGTAGAATGATAGTGGTATACCTCGACATCACCGCTCCTCTGTACTGGTGGAAAGAGTTCGACACCTATAAGGTAGGCACCGTGGCCAATAGCTGTTCGACAATGCACAAAATCCACAGCAAGGAGTTTACCGAGAGTGATTTCAGTTGGGAGCACCTTGAAGAAGTGCCCGAGCCGTCAGGCGTTTCACAGACTACTATTGACCACACGCTCACGGTACTCAACTATTATAGGCGTAGATACCTTGAGACCAAAGACAAGAGATTTTGGTGGGGTATGATACAGACCTTACCGTCAAGCTATAATCAGCGCCGTACCGTAATGCTTAGTTATGAGGTTTTGGCTAATATCTATGTATGGCGTAGAGACCATAAATTAGATGAATGGCACACATTCTGTGACTGGATTGAAAGTCTGCCCCACAGTGAGCTTATCGTTATCGACTACCGTAGATTCCATCCTACGCTTACACACGAGGATATTTGTAAAGCGTATGGCATTCCTGACATCGGTGAGTTCAGCGATGGCTACCACACTTTCAATGCCTTGTATCATCAGCGGGCTGTCTTGTTTGCGGCTCTCGTAAATATGAATAAAGACCGTGCGTGGAAATCATTCAAGCACGAGGACGGCGAGGCGTGCTTCGGCGGTGGGTGGTTCATTGTAGGCATTGACACGCCTGACGGCAGTTACACTTACCACTACGAAGATAAGTATTGGGATATGTTCCACTGTCAGGAGCTGGAGAGAGGCAAGCATTGGGATGGCCATACTGAAAAAGATGTGACCAGATTATTAGGATTGGATGTGTAAAAAATGAATGAAAACAAAAGCGGTTCAAGTGCAGCCGGCGGCGGCATTGGTTTTGTTGACTTATTAACCATTGCGTTTATAATCCTTAAACTTTGCGGGGTTATTGACTGGTCCTGGTGGTGGGTGTTATCGCCACTGTGGATTTCAGCCGGACTTGTTATAGCGGTGTTGCTTATCATCGGCATTATTTGCTTGATTGCTCACCTCGTACAGAGGCGACACGCTAAGAAGATTTCAAACAGGAGGATGTGGTAAAATGAGAAGGAGTGACATTTTTCGTGGTGAGCTTGATTTAATCAGCAACCACAAATACAGAGAGTGTGCCAGAGAGATTTTAGACGAGCTTGTGCCTGACTATTTCTATGATGTGCCTGCAAGCTCCACGGGTAAGTATCATCCGTGGTACTCCCTTGGCTATGGCGGCCTTGTAAGACATACAAAGGCGGCATTTAAGATTGCCAAAGACCTGCTCAATTTGAAGCAGTACGAAGCGTTGGATGAGGACGCTATTCTTGTGGCAATTCTGTTGCACGATACGTTTAAGCACGGTATACCGCCAATGCCGTTTACAGTATCAGAACATCCTGTAATTGCGGCAGAAAATATCCGAGCTTATGCCTATAAGAATTTTGACGAGGAAATGGTAGAGAGCTTTGATTATGTTGCCGAGCTTATTGCCTCTCATATGGGCCAGTGGAACAAAACCAAGAGTATGGAAATGCCTGTTCCCGAGACGCCTGCTCAGAAGTTCGTCCATCTGTGTGACTACCTCGCCAGTCGTAAGTACATTATTGTGGAGGTACAGTAATGTCAAAACTGGATGAAGTCATAAAGGATATGAATAAGAAGTCCAAAGAGGACCTTGTGTCAGTAGGCATACCTACATATCAGCACAAACGTATTCCTTTCACCAGTCCTCGTATGAATTACTGTACATTTGGCGGCATACCGATGGGCAAGATTACAGAGTTGTATGGTGAAGAACACGGCGGCAAGACTACGACAGCCCTTGACTTGATTGCCAACTACCAGCAGATGGAGGACGCTCGTAAGGTGCTGTATGTTGACGCCGAGAATACCCTCGATGTTGAGTGGGCAAAGAAGCTCGGCGTAGAGGTAGATGACCTGCTTGTGTTCAAGCCTACAACACAGAGTGCCGAGGAGATATTCCAGTTCATCCTTGACGCCATTGATACCGGCGAGATTGGCTTATGGGTGCTTGACAGTATCGGGGCTCTCTCGTCCAAGCAGGAGCTTGAACGTACAATGGAAGAAAAGACGTATGCTGGTATCTCCGCTCCGCTGACTGTGTTTGGTAGAAAAGCCACAATGCTTATGCAGAGGCATAATTGTACAGGCATTGGTATCAATCAGCTCCGTGATGACCTCGGTGCTATGTGGGGTGGGGCAGTAAAGACGCCTGGTGGCAGAGCGTGGAAACATTACTGCTGTGTCCGTTTACAGTTCAGTAAGGGCAAGTACATAGATGAAACGGGTGCCGATATGAAGGCGTCCGCAGAAACACCTGCTGGTAACTATGTGCTTATGAGTATGACCAAGAATAAGAGTTGTCCGCCCACTCGTAGAACAGGGTTCTATACTCTCAATTATGAGTACGGCATTGACTATCTCAAAGACCTTATTGAGGTTGCTATGAAGTACGGCCTCATAGAGAAGTCAGGAGCTTGGTTCAGTATCGTCAATCCTGATACTGGTGAGCTTATCGAGAAGCTCCAAGGACAGGCTAAGGTGTATGACTATCTTGGTGCAGAGGAGAATGAGGACACTCTCTCAGTCATTGAGGACTATATAGACCGTAGAATATATATGGATTGAGTAATAGCGGCAAGTATTTTTCGTGCTTGCCGCTTGCATTTGCATTAAATATGTAATATAATATTAGTAGATGAACGAAAGGAGTTGAAACTATGTTACAAGACCTAATCAAACAATGGCCGGGAGTTATAGAGATTGATGGTAAAAAGTACAAAAAACAAGACGCTCTCTCCAAGCTCGCCGGTGACGTTAAAGACGTAAAGAGTATAAAGTTACTATCTCACGCCGAATGTGCAGTAGAACGCAATAAAACACGTTTTACAGATACTCCACAAGCTGTGTACAGAGTTACAGTCAGACAGTATATGACAAAGCCCGCAAATCCCAACTTTGATTTTATGGCAAAGTGGAATAATAATATCCCAATGCCGTTAAGAACAATGGTAGGCACTGTGGAGAAAGAAACACCTGGTATGGTGTATATGAAACTACACGGCGACATTACAGGCACGATTACTCAGCATTGTATGAAGTGTGGAAGACCGATAACAAATCCTGTCAGTCAATACTTTGGTATGGGGCCTGAATGTGGTGGGCATAATTATGTCAGCCCGTTTGAGAGTGACGAAGACCTGAAAGTGGCTGTTGAGAAGTACAGACGAGAATACCTGCAGAGAATTAAATGGGAGGGCTGGATAATTAAGTCCTCTATTATAGAAAAGGAGGCAATAGAGTGAGCCTGATTATTAAGGGTATGAAAATGCCTAAAAGTTGCGACAGTTGCGATTTGATTCAATTCGATGATGAAGAACTTGAAGCGCACTGCCCTTTATCACCGTATTACAGTTGGTGCGGTACACCGCCAGATTACAGACCAGAAGGATGTCCACTCGTTGAAGTCCCAACACCGCACGGCAGGCTGATTGACGCGGATGAGTTGATTGGATATTTGAACGAGTGGCTTTCTGATCCAGTTGCTTTGTTCGGCTTTACGAGAATAATCAATCATCAACCAACAATCATCGAAGCGGAGGAATAAAATGGATAGTTTCTTGCAATGGCAGATGAAAAATTGGAAAGATGATAATTTTTTCCCTCCTGAGTTAGAACCTCAACGAGCAATCCATATGCTTGTTGATTATTTGCTTGGTGAAGATTGGTACTTTGCGGATCCAGTAAACGCGAAACAAGGCAATGTTTATATCCTGCACGCAATCCTTATGAGATACTCGCGAAAATATAGGCGCGAAGTAAAGAAATACAGGAAACAAATATCATCAAAGCGGAGGTGAGCGAGTGATGAAATTTAGAATAGCAAATTTAATGCTTAAATTCATCAATAAATTATGTGCCAGAAATAGCGGTATAGTTCTTCGAAAATATTCAAAACTTTCAGGCGAAATCATATACAAGCTTGAATGGCGCGATTGTAAGGAAGCGGAGAGCGAGTGATGGCGAGTTGTAAGGATTGTGTGCACGTTGAGGTGTGCCGGGAATATGTTATGGGCTTAGCAGCCGCTCGAGGTGTTGAGTTAGACGCAACAGATATTGAGCAGGTGCTTGTTAGTGACGATTGCGAGAATTTCAAAGACCGCTCCCGATTTGTGGAGCTGCCTTATCCGTTAAAGCCGCGCGATAAAGTGTGGTATATCTTAGA